GGATGCTCGTGCGGTACCAGGTCGCGCCGGCATACTGGACGCGCCACGTCGCTCGCGTGTGGGCCTCCATGGGGCGCGTCGGCCCCCCCTCGTGGGGGTTCTACTTCGCCCCGGGGACCGTACGCGCGAACGCGAACGACGCGAACGGCGCTGCGAAGGCGGACCCGCTTGGAGGTCGGGTGGTGATCGGTCCGGTACTCGGGGCGCTGCTCGCCGACTACCGCGAGCTGACGTACCGGCTCCATCGCACGCGACCGCGCACCGATGCAGACGTGCGCGCGGTCGTCGCGGAGGTGTTCCCTCACGACGCCTACGCGCGTCGGGCCGTAGAGGCGCAGCATGAAGCACAGACCGCACGAAAGACCCTCGCCTACGACATCGCCCGCGGGACGTGGGTATGGTGATCGTCCGATGACAGCCCTCGCGGTCGTCCCTCCCTCCTCCTCGGTCCGGCCCTACGGGCTCCCTGCACAGGTCGAGGCGGCGCTCGCCTACCGCCTCGCCTGCTCCCCGCGGCTGTGGGGGCTCATCGGCGAGCACATCGAGGAGGAGGCGCTCGGGGACGAGCGGGTGCGGCTCCTCGTGCGGGCGTGCCGGCTCCACGCGAAAGACGCGGGGAAGGGGCCGGACTCGATCACGGTGCCGCTCGCGCGGCTGGCGAGGCTCCGCGAGCAGGGGAAGGTGACGGAGGCGCAGATCGCCTCGGTGGTGGATCTGCTCGACGCGGTGGAGGACTCGGGGCAGGTGCCGGGGGACGAGGCGATCGCGGCGGAGGTCGGCCCGATCCTGCGGCGGCGGAGAGAGTCCGAGATCCTCCAGGAGATGATGCGGCGCTACGCGCAGCACGGCGACCTCTCCCGACTCGTCTCCGACCTCGCGCGGGTGCAGCGGATCGGTGTGGTGGAGGTCGAGGAGGGCACTCGCCTTACGGGGGAGGTGTTCGAGACGATCGACCGCCTCCGCCACATCGACCGCCTCTCGACGGGGGTGTACGAGCTGGACTTCGTGCTCGACGGCGGGATGGGGCGCTCGCAGCTCGGGGTGGTGATGGGCGATGCGAAGGCGGGTAAGAGCGTGTTCCTGACCAACCTTGCCGCATCGGCAGTGCTCCACGGGCTGAACGTCGCGGTGGCGACGCTGGAGCTGGATGAGACGACGTGGGCGGCCCGCCTGATTTCGAACCTCACGGGGGTACCCGTCGCGCCGATCCTCCGCGGACAGTGGGCGCCCGCGAAGGCGGCGCTGGAGCAGATCCAGGCGACGCGGGCGTTCGGGCAGTTCGTCGTGCGCGAGTTCCCGCCCGGCGCGACGACGGTAGGCGACATTCACGCCTGGCTCGACCTCCTCGTGGAGCGGGGGCTCCCGTACGACGTGGTGGTGATCGACTACGCCGACCGGATGGGCTCGGCGCGCAAGGACGCGAACAGCTACGACACCGGGCGCGAGGTGTACGACGGGCTCCGGTATTGGGCGGTCGAGCGCAAGTGCTGGGTCTGGACCGCCTCGCAGACGAAGGCGGGCTCGCACAGCGGCATGGACAAGCTCTCCGACTCCCGCCACAAGTCGCGGATCTTGGATCTGTGCGTGGAGCTGCGCCCGAGCGACGACCGCGCGACGATGGAGTACCACGTCGCGGGGAACCGCCACGGGCGCACGGGCGACACCGTGGGGCCGGTCGAGACGGACTTCGCTCGCGCCCGCTGCTCCCCGGACGTGGGGCGACTGCTCGGACAATGACGCGCGAGGAGCGGGAGCAGATCGAGGAGGCGGCGCGCGCGGCTCGCGATGAGCGGGGCGACGCGGGGAACGTCCGTGTGAGGTGCCCGGTGTGCTTCGACCGGACGGGGAAGGCGGACTACCGGCGCTCGCTCTCGCTCGACCTCGGGCGCGGGCTGGTCTACTGCCACAAGTGCCAAGTGCGGGGGAGGCTCCGCGGATACGCCTCCGAGGAGGAGCCCGAGAGCGCGCCTGTAGCCCGCCCTGCGCCCGAGCGGCCCGGCCCGGTACGTCCGCTCGACACGAGCTACGCGGCGCGTCCCTACGCCGCGTACGCGCGCTCGCGGGGGCTCGGTGAGGAGTGGTGGGCGCCGCTCCAGGTGGGGTACGTGCCGATCACGGATGACGACTGGAGGCTCGCGGGGCGGATCGTGATCCCGGTGCTCGACGCGGCCGGGGAGTGGATCGGGTACTCCGCGCGCCGCGTGGTGGGCGATCGCGGCCCGAAGTATCGGAACGCCTACCTCCAGGCGCGCGAGGCGACGCTCTGGAACATCCCGGCGGAGTGGGGAGGCGACGAGCCGCTCCTCGTGGTCGAGGGGGTGTGGGACGCGGTGAGGTACCTCCCGCACGTTTCGGCGCTGCTCGGGAAGCCCTCGCCCTCGCAGGTCGATCTCCTCGCCCGGATCGGGCGCCCGATCGTGGTCGCGCTCGACGGCGACGCATGGGAGGAGGGTGCGGCCCTCGCCGCGGCGCTGACGCTCCGGGGCGCGCAGGCGTGCTACATCCGGCTCCCGCCAGCGATCGATCCGGGGCAGATCGCCCCCGAAGTGCTCGCGGACGCCGCGCGCGTCTCGCTCGCGTACGGGAGCGCGGAAATCCGCGCCGCGGAGGTATAGACCGGGTGCACAGACTCGCACTACCGAAGGCACTATGACCAGACCAACCATCCTCGAATACGAATACAAGCACGGGACGCTCCGACTCTCGATCGCGGTGCGCGACCCCGTGGAGGGCTGCCGCGTGATCGACCTCCTAATCGACGCGCTCCGAGACGGGCACGCGCGCACGCTCACGACCGCCCCCGACCCGCTCGCGAGCGCGACGCGCCCCGAGGGTACCGTCTCCGCTGCCCGCGCTGAGATGGAGGACTTGGCCCGCGAGATCGGCGGGACCGTGATCGCGACCCCTCACGGCGCGTACGTGGTGGACGCCTCGGGCACGCCGGATACCGAGGAGGCGCCACCTCCCGAGCCTCCGCCCGCCACCAAAGCGTCGAAGGCGCGCAAGCTCCCGCCTCCGCGGAAGGCTCCCGCTCCCGCTCCCGCTCCCGAGCCCGCCTCGCCCCCGATCGACGAGGAGGGGCTCGACGGCTGCACCGACACGCGAGAGCGGGTCGAGGGTGCGCCGGGGGAGGAGTCGCCCGCGCTCGCTTCCGCGCCGACGCTGGAGGAGCTGCTTGGCAAGGCGACGACGCTCCGGGAGTTCGTGGCGACGCTCGCCGCGGCGGGGTACGTAGCGCCGACGGAGATCGTCGCCTGGATTGAGCAGCACCGCGCGAGCTACCCGATGCTCGCGGGGGTGACGAACCTCGCTGCCCGCGCGGAGCGGATCGCGATCTCCCTGGGGTACACCGGATGACGCCGCTACACGACACCTCCCTCGACGAGTACGCGCGCGAGTGCGTCCAGATCGACCGCCACGACCTCCAGGGTGAGTTCATGCGGGTCGCCGCCGACCTCGCCTACTGGAACGAACAGTACGCCGCCGCGTACGGGGCGCACACGCGATCGAAGCTCGAAGCGGAGCGCATCGAGGCGGAGCTTCGGATCGCGGTCCGGGAGCGCCTGGAGGACGCGGGCAAGAAGGCCACTGAGTCGATGGTCGATGCCAACGTAACGCGACACAAAACGTACCTCGCCGCGCGCGCTGCACAGATCGACGCCGAGGAGGCGAAGGTGCGGCTCGGCGGGTACCTCGACGCGATTCGCGCGAAGCGCGAGATGTTGATCTCCCTCGGGGCGATGGTCCGATCCGAAATGCGGGCGGACCCGACGATCTTGGAGCCTCGCCCCGCTCCCCTCTGACCGATCCATCCCTCACCGAAAGCACGTAGCACCACACCATGTCGAAGCTCGCACAGTACCGATCCTGGACTTCCGAAGACGCCGCCGCCGAGGCGGACGCGCAGGGCGGACCCCGCGCGGAGTGGCTCAAGTTCCCGCCGGACAGCAAGAAGCGGATCCGCATCCTCCCGAACCCCGCGGGGGGCTCGCCGTTCCGCATCGTCTGGAAGCACGCATACACCGACCCGGCGACGGGGCAGTTCGTCGCCTTCGCCTGCCCTCGCGCCCACGGGGGGCAGCACTGCCCGGCATGCGCCGAGGCTGCCGCGCTCAAGCGCAGCCCGCACAAGGACGACCAGGACCAGTCGTGGCAGATGACCGCGAAGAAGCGGATCCTCGTCACGGTGCTCGACCGCGAGGACGGGCTCGTGAAGGTGTGGGAGTTCGGCGCGCCGATGGGCGCGCCGAAGGGTAAGACCATGTACGAGAAGCTCCTCGCGCTCCGGGCGGACGAGGACGTGGGCGCGGACTACACCGACCCGACGGCGGCGGGGTACGACCTCTTGATCAAGCGCACCGGCAGCGGGCAAAAGAACACGACCTACGACGCCTACCTCGACCGCGCTCCGAGCCCGCTGCACCCTGACGATGACGCTGCGGTCGCGATCATCGAGGGGCAGCCCGACCTCGCGCCCTACATGACGCCCCCGACTCCCGAGGCGCTCGCCGCGAAGCTCGGCGGATCGCGCGAGGACGCTCCCGCGATGGCGGTGCTCCCTCCCGCGCGGGAGACGGTGCGCCCCCGGAGCGCGATGGACTACGCGGGCGCGGAGGACGAGGAGCTTCCGTTCTGATGCTCCTGGCGATCACGGCCGACCTGCACCTCCCCGCGGGGCGTGCGGGTCGGCCTGCTCGCGACGATCGCGAGCGGCTCGTGCTTGGGACGTGGCGAGAGGCGCTCAAACTCGCGAACGATGCGGGCGCGGACGCGATGGTGGTAGCGGGGGACGTATTCGATACGCCTTACCCTGCGCCCTGGCAGGTGGGGAACTTCGCCGCGGCGGCTCGGATCGAGGCGGGGTGCCCGGTCTATCTCATGGCGGGTAATCACGACGTCGAGGACCAGTGGCGCCACGCGCTCATGGCGTTCCCGTACTCCGGGGAGAGTGCGGGGATCGGGCCCATGGGGGGCGCAGGCGATGTGCGGTACATCGGGCTCGGCAGGTACTCGCTCGCGGAGGGGGCGTGCGAGGCGCTATCGGTGCCCTATGAGCCGCACAGCGCGCTCGGGGGGGACTGGCTGGAGATCAAGCTCAAAGTTCTGCAACTCCCGTCGAGCAAGAGAGGTATCCCCAAGCGGATCCTGATCTCCCACTTGGGGATTGCGGCGGACGACTCTCCCGAGTACATGCGGCACGGGCGCGACGTGATCTCCGTCTCCGAGCTGCTCGCGCTCCAGCGGAGCTACGGGATTTCGGCGGCGTTCCTCGGCAACTGGCACGGGGAGCGCGATTTTCTCGGCGACCCCGAGCACCGGGCGTATCAGATCGGCGCCCTGTGCCCGACGGGCTTCGATAATCCCGGCCCGCAGGGTGCGTACGGGCGGATCCTGCTCTACGACACCGTGGCGCGGGAGGTGCGGGCGCTCCGGGCTCGGCACCCTACGTACCAAATGCTCGACGCGGAGGAGGGGATTGCGCTGCTTACGGAGCGGATCTTGATCGCGCAGTCGCCAGCGGAGGACGTGGAGCGGATGCCCGATCACGCGGTCGATCACTACCGGGTACGGGTGCGTTCCGAGGAGGAGCGGGCGGCGGTGCTTGCGATCTCGGCGGCGATCGAGAAGATCGGTCTACTTGCCCCTTTCGTCCGAGTCGCTCCGGTGTGGGCGGCGGAGATTGCGGAGGAGGCGCGCGACCGATCGACCTCGGCGGCTGAGGTGGTGCGCTCCGCGGGGGCGCTGACTCTGGAGCAGCGGATCGCGCGGTACGTCGAAGCAAAGGGTGTGCGCGAGGGTATAGACCCCTCGCAGGTAGTCCAGATCGCCTGCGCTCACGCGAGAGGGCGAGCATGACGACACGCAGGATCGCGCTCGATGGGAAGTGGACGCGCGGAGCGATTTCTCGGGTCGAGCCTGTGATCGCGCGGGCGTGCCCGCCGGGGTGGGAGTACGTGCCGCACACGGAGTACCCGACGGGCTCCGACGTGCTGCTCGCTCCCGCGGTGGACGGGGTGATGCCGGGGACATTGGCGCGGGGGGCTGGCAGCGGGGCATCTACGGTGCTGGCGATCCCGAGCCCGCCAGCGCGCAGCCCTGGAGGCACGTCGCACGTGCTCCGCGCGATCCCCTGGTACGTCTCGCGGGCGATCGAGGTCGCGGAGCTGGGCGTCCCGGTCGCGCCCGAGGTGCACGCTCGGCCCGACCCGCGCATGGTGATCGACTCGTGCCGGGCGGCGGGGCGGGTGTGCGTCGATGTCGAGACGTTCGCGCCGATGCACACGGAGGGGCACCGCGTCGCGGTGGTGGGCCTATCCGTCGATCCGCGCGTGGTATGGGTCGTCGATCTAGATCGCGACCCCTCCGCGCGCGAGTGGCTCCGCGAGGTCATGGAGGATCCTCGGGTCGAGAAGATCGGATGGAACGTCAAGTTCGACGCGCAGGCGCTCGCGTACGACCTCGGGATCGAGCGCGTCTACCCGACGGCGGACGCGATGCTGCTCGCGAAGCTGCTCGACGTGGACGCTCCGGGGAGCCTCGCCTCGCACGCGCCGCGGGTCGGGCGCGCGGAGACGAAAGACGAGGGGAAGGAGGCGGTCGAGGAGGCGGTGCGGGAGATCCGTCGCGCCCGTCGGCTCCTCGCGACGGAGGAGG